AAGAAGCATTAGAAACATTATTAGGTAAGAAATGATCTTAGATAAAATAAAAAAAATTTTTAAAAAGAAACCAAAAGAAGTTAAACAAGAAATAAGAGTTGAAGAGCCTTTAGTTGTAAAGAAAAAAAATATTAAAAAAGAAACTAGGGAAACTAAATCTTCATTAACATTCGGAGTGTAGTTATGGGTGCAGGTGCAGCAGGATCTGGAGGATCAGATAAATCAGATGAAAGAAAAGTTGATACTTACGCAGATCAATTAAAAAAAATTCAAGCAAAAAAATCAAAATTTAAAACAAATAAATTTGGTTACAAAGTTAAAAAAAGTCCTTTTGAACAATATGCAGATAAAAATCCAGTTATACAAACTGTTACAAATGTTGCTGATAATCTAAATCTTAATAGAAGAATGAAGTTTGCAAATAAAAAAGGAATTAATATTCAAGGTTTAAGCACAGAAGAAATTTTATCAAAAGATTTTAAAACTAAATTAGATGCTCAAGGTTATACAAGAGAAGTACCTACTGACAATACTCGTGATAATGATAACAATAATCAACCTGCCGAACCAGTTATAGTTAAAAAAAATATTGGCGGATCAGAAGTACAAACAACACAAACAAAAATTGATGAACAAAAAGCTAAGTCAGATGAATATGATGTTAGAAAAGTTAAGAAAAAAGGAAGAAAAAGATATACATTAACTTCATCAAAAGGTGTAACGCAAGTTTCAGATGATTATTCATTAGGTAAGAAAACTTTATTAGGATTTGTATAATGGCAAAAACAGATTTAACTAAATCACTATTATCAAGATTTGATAGATTAAAAGCACAAAGACAAAATTGGGAAACCCATTGGCAAGAAGTTGCAGACTATATGCAACCAAGAAAAGCTGATGTTACCAAGACAAGATCAAAAGGTGATAAGAGAACAGAATTAATTTTTGATTCATCTCCAATACAAGCAGTAGAATTATTAGCAGCATCATTACATGGGATGCTAACCAATCCATCAACACCTTGGTTCTCATTAAGATTTAAAGATTCATCTTTAGAAATGGAAGATGAAGCTAAACTTTGGTTGGAGAACGCAACTGAAGTTATGTACACAGCATTTAATAGATCAAACTTTCAACAAGAAATATTTGAACTATACCATGACTTAATTACTTTTGGTACAGCAGCAATGTTTATACAAGAAGATAATCAAGATATTTTAAAATTTTCTACAAGACACATTAACGAAATCTTTATTGCTGAAGATGATAAAGGTAGAATAGATACTGTTTACAGAAAATTTAAACTATCAGTAAGAGCTGCAATACAACAGTTTGGAACAAAAGTATCAACTGACATTCAAGCACAAGAAAAAAAAGATCCATACAACGAAGTAGAGATATTACATGTTGTGTACCCAAGATCAGATTTTAATCCTAATTTAAAAGATACAGAAAACATGCCATTTGAATCTGTGTATATTGAAATGAAAAATGGTAATGAATTATCAGTATCGGGTTTCCAAGAATTTCCTTTTGTAGTTCCTAGATACTTAAAAGCATCACACGAAATATATGGAAGATCACCAGCAATGACAGCCTTGCCAGACGTAAAGATGCTAAACGAAATGTCAAAAACTACAATCAAAGCTGCGCAGAAACAAGTGGACCCACCACTATTAGTTCCGGATGATGGTTTCTTATTACCAGTTAGAACTGTACCGGGTGGATTAAATTTTTATAGAAGTGGTACAAGAGATAGAATTGAACCATTAAACATTGGTGCAAACAATCCATTAGGTTTGAATATGGAAGAGCAAAGAAGAACTGCTATCAGAAATGTTTTTTATGTAGATCAACTATTGATGCAACAAGGACCACAAATGACAGCAACAGAAGTCATACAAAGAAACGAAGAGAAGATGAGATTGTTGGGTCCAGTATTAGGTAGACTACAATCAGAATTATTGAAACCAATGATTGATAGATGTTTTAATATTTTATTTAGAAGAGGACAGTTTGCTCCTGCACCAGATTTCTTATCGGGTCAAGACATAGAAATAGAATATGTTTCTCCTCTAGCTAAAGCACAAAAATCTACAGAGCTTTCATCAATTACTAGAGGTATAGAAATATTAGGATCACTTGCTAATGTAGCTCCAGTATTTGATTATATTAACTTTGATGCGTTAGTTAAACATGTTGCTGATCTTGTAGGAGTTCCGCAAAAAGTTTTAAAACTACAATCACAAGTTAATGCAGAAAGAGAAGAAGCTGCAGCGGCAGCACAACAACAACAACAAATGGCTCAGATGCAACAAGTTGCACAAGCCGCAGGAGATGTAGCACCACTAGCGAAAGCATTGCCGGAAGAAGCAAGAGCTTTAGCAAATACTGAAGTGGAATAGTATGGAAACAAAACAACTAGAAAAATTTTTAAAGGGTTTACAAACAAACTACAAAACAATATTCAATACAGACGAAGGCAAAGAAGTCTTAGCTGATCTTGAAAAAAGATGTCATTATCATTCTACCACAAATGTAAAAGGTGATAGCCATGAGAGTGCATACATGGAAGGACAACGTAGTGTCATTCTATTTATTAAATCAATGCTACGAGAAAATAAGGAAACATAAAAATGTCAAATGAACAGATAACACAAGAAACTGTGCCTGTAGATCAAGCGACTACAGAAACACAACCACAAGCAACTCAAGCAACTGTTGCAAATGCAGACACACCTGCACCGCAATCAACTGAATCATCTTGGAAAGAATCTATTAGTGAAGCATATAGAAACGATCCTAACATTGAAAAATTTACAGAGATAGATGCGTTAGCAAAAAGCTACATCAATGCAACAAGAATGATTGGTCAAGATAAAATAGCTATACCTAATAAAAATTCTACAGAAGAAGTATGGGAAGAAGCCTATACAAAACTTGGTAGACCAGAAACACCAGATCAATATAATTTAAATATTAAATCAGATGTAGTGCAAATGGATGATAGCGCAATCAAATCTTTTGCCGAACAATCTCATAAGCTAGGTTTAAATAATAAACAAGCTGAAGGTATCTTAGACTTTTATAAAAATAATATGGAAGGCATTGCACAACAATCAAAGATAGATACTGAAACTGCACAAGCTCAAGCAGAGCAAGAGCTAAGACAAGAATGGGGTCGAGACTTTGATGCAAAAGTAAAACAAGCTGGTGCGATTGCTAAAGCAAATATTAATCCAGAAGTATTAGATATGACTTTATCCAATGGTACTAGACTTGGTGATCATCCAGAAATAATAAAAGGCTTTGCAAAGATAGCAAGTATGATGTCAGAAGATAAGATGGTTACAACTGAAAGCGAAAGTGTCAATTCAGTTTCAGATATTGAAACAGAAATATCAAGTATTACTAATGATATTAATGGTCCATACTGGAACAAATCTCATCCAGATCACGACAAAGTTGTTCAACAAGTTTATACTTTAAGAGAGATGTTAAATGATGGAAAGTGATCATTTAAATAATGAAGAGCTTAAATTGGAGATACTAAGGATCGTAAAAGAGAATGGAACAGAGTTCCAAAAAAATGATCCCTTGCCAATCTGCGAAAATTATTATAAATGGATTAAGAGTAAGACAATTCCTAAAAAGAACCTTACTGGCAAGAAGGGATAGACTTCTAGTCTAAAAGACTTTAAATCCAAGAGATGCCTACGCAGGTGGATAACTTCTCTGATTGTTTAATATAAATCACAACAATGGGAGACTAATATGTCATCACAAATAACTACAGCATTTGTACAGCAGTATTCTGCTAACATTCAAATGCTATCTCAACAAATGGGATCGTTATTAAGAGACAAAGTCAGACTTGAAAGTGTTGTGGGTAAGAATGCGTTCTTTGATCAAGTAGGTTCAGTAACCGCTGTTAAAAGAACAAGTAGACATTCAGATACTCCACAAATCGATACTCCTCATGCGAGAAGAAGAGTGTCATTAGTGGATTACGAATATGCTGACCTTATCGATGACCAAGACAAGGTAAGACTTTTAATCGATCCAACTTCATCTTATGCTCAAGCTGCAGCC